ACATTTTCAAATCTAAAAGTTTTAAATTGGTAACGGTGAGGTGATCTTAGGTGAAACAAGTTAGCGAGGCTTTAGGTGCTCATTTGAGCTCATCTCAAACGTTTCTGTCCTGCGATCTGTACGAGCTAAAGCTAAAAAGCGGGATCTCGTATTACTGGGCTGACACGGATGCCGATGTTAGTTATGGGGGCCATACCTACAAAGGGGACGGCCCTATTATAACGCGTGAGAAGATCTCAACGAGCAGCACGGTTAGCGTGGATAAATTAAGCGTATCTATCACGGCCAATCAGAACGATCAGATCGGAGGGGTTCCGGTTCTGGAGGTCGCTCATAATGGTGGCCTTGATGGTGCAACGCTTAATCTCCGGCGTGCGTTTTTTGACGCTGCAGGTCGCGTGATCGAGTGTATCGATCTATTTCGCGGCATATGCGAGGTAACGCAAGGCGGCGGCTTCTTACTGAAGATCAATGCTAAGTCTATAGTGCAAAAGCTCAATATTGAATATCCAAACAGGCGCTATTATCCGCAGTGCCCTTATTCGATCTATTCCAAAGAGTGCGGGGTTGATGTTACCAAGTACAGAAAGCGTGTTACTGTAACGGCTGTTACTGGCACGAATACTGTTCAAGTAGACACGACCTTCTCGGCTGGCTATTATACCGCCGGCGGTATGGAATGGATCAGCGGTCCGCTTGCTGGCCAAGCAACGCAGATCATGGATAGCAGCACGAATGGGATTGTATATATGAGCGCTACAAATACGGCGCCACGCGTTGGAGACGTAGCATATATATATCCTGGTTGTGATAAAACGCCGGAAACGTGCAAAAACAAGTTTAATAATTTTAGTAGGAACCGGGCGACGCCTTATGTTCCTTTAAAGGAGACGATACGATGAAACCAACAACAGGCGAAAGGATCGCAGCTGCTGCGCAACGGTGGCTTGGAACACCTTACCAGAATAACACTATGGTGCATGGCGTTGGTGTCGATTGCTCTTATTTACTTGTTGCGGCTGTGGTGGACAGCGGTCTTATGGATCGCGACGCCTTAGCTATTGAAAATTATTCGAATGAATGGCATCTTCACCGATCGGAAGAAAAGTATTTGAAGTATGTCCAAAAGGTAGCCGATGAGGTTCCTATCGACGACATACGGATCGGGGACTTCCTCCTATATCAATATGGGCGTTGTATATCTCACGGCGCGATCTATATTGGTAACGATCTAGTAATACATGCTTTTGTAGATCTAGGCGTAATACTATCTTCGATCGATGATGTGTTATTCTACGACGCAAAAGGCAAGAGCCGCCTGCGTGCTGTTTATCGCTTTAGAAAGGAGGATAAATAATGGGCTTCCTGTTTAGCCGTGGCCGCAATACCACGAACCGGGCGGATATGATCGCCGATTTCATGATCAACACCGCATCCTATGGCGAAGTTGTCCCTGAGGTTCTAGGAACGACACGCCTTAGCGGTAACATTATTTATTACGATGATTTTACTCCGCACGAGCATAAAAGCACTACGCGTACTGGTAAAGGTGGTGGATCCAAGCATACCGAGATCACATATACATACACCGTGGCCTGCGCTATTGGTTTATGTGAAGGCCCAATTCAGGGGATCGGTAAAGTGTGGCGTGGTAAGGAAATATACGACTATCCGAACGAGAAGATCGAGCTTACTGCTTATCTAGGAGCACATGGCCAGCAGCCCTGGCCTTATGTAATCTCTAAGCATCCGGAGAAGGCGCTCCCTTATAGCGGCCTGGCATATATGGCCGGCGTTGTAGATCTAGGAGAACAAGGCAGCTTGCCGCAGTTCAATTTCGAGATCAAAGGGAAGCTGCTAGAAACTGGCGACGGTGTGGACGTAAACCCTGCCGATTATATTGTCCATGTCCTTCGGTCGATCGGTATTGACGACGTAAATATAGAGGGCCTGGATCATTATAGGCATTATTGTAAGGCGGCGGATATTCTTATAAGTACGCCTCCAGACTCTAAAAGCTCCAAAGCTCAAACGGTTATAAATGATATTGCTGAAATTACAAATAGCCTTGTATTCTGGAGCACCGATCGTCTGAAGATCGTACCTCTGGCGGATAAGCCGATCAAGGACTGGTCCCCGTACAATCAAATACAATACAATTTGACGGCGGACGATCTTATCCCGGCTAGCGATGGCCAGTTGATCGTGTACAAGCGCAAGGATAGCTCTGAAACGTATAACCAGGCCACGGTTGAATTTATCAATCGCGCCAATGGGTACGAAAAGGAGACAGTAGCCTTTGAGGTGGTTGCGGACGTTCAAAAAAACGGCCTGAAGCCTGCTTCTAAGAAATCGGCTCACTATCTATATACAAAGGCCCGCGCTCAATACTACGCTGAACAATTAGCTATGAAGCGCCTGTACTCTAAGAACCAGTACACGTTCCGCCTAGATTGGGCTTTTTGTCGTTTAGAGCCTGGCGATCTTGTAACTCTTACAGATGAGCTTTGTGGCTTACGCGAGCAGATCGTTGTTATAACTTCCGTGTCTGAAGCTGCAGACGGGCAGCTTGAAATTACGGCGGAAGGTAAGCCTCCGGGGACATATGCTCCGGCTAAGTATAACGTGCATGAAAATGAACGGCCTTTTATTGATTATAACCAGCCTGCTCCTAGCGTGAACGATGTCGCGATCTTCCAAACGGTCGGAGACGTTGGAGGTAATCAGGTATTCGTAGGCGTGAACGCTCCCAGTGGCTGGGGCGGCTGTTCCGTGTGGTTATCTGACAACGGTGAAAGATATCGCCGTATAGGATCTATAACGCAACAAGCCCGTATGGGCCGCACTAAGTATGGCTTCGCTTCCGGTGGTGATTTCTGTAATATCACGATCAATCAAGGCATTCTAAAAACGGCGACGCATGTAGACGCTGAACGCGCCAACACTTTATGCTGGACTAATGGTGAGGCCTTTAGTTATGAAGCGGTTGAGGTGCATCCTGATAATTGGTATACGCTGCGAGGGTTAGTACGTGGCCAATATGGGACTAAGGCGATCAATCATAGCGCTGGGGAGCGTTTTGTCCGCGTCGATGAGGCTTTATTCCGGTACCCGTACCGGAAAGAAGATATCAATAAGACGATCTATCTAAAATTCACATCACTGAATTTATTCGGTAGCAACGAGCAGGGCCTTGATGAAGTCCAGGAATACCAATATAAGATCGTTCCTTATTATATCCCGGAAGTTAGCAATCTAACGCTGTATACCAAGTATTACAAAATTGGGAACGGGGTATTATCATTTGACGTTGTGGCTCAGTTCGATGTTCCACAGATCAATAGCTTTGATACGGTTGAGCTTTGGTATCGTGAAGGATCTGCTGCGTGGAAATATGGCGGATCTGGTAACGGGCAGATCTCGATTAGCGGTTGCGAGCTTGGTCATACGTATGAAGTAAAGGCTATAGTGAAAGACGTCCACGGGAATACATCCCAGGGCGTGTCTAAAAGCATTACTGTGGCCATGAAGACGGAGGTTCCAAATGCGCCGCAGGGCTTCTCGATCTCCTTTAGTGATAAAGCCAACTTTAACTGGCTTGAAGTACGCAACGCGGACGTTGATTTCTACGAGCTGCGGCTAGATACTCGTACCGGTCAAACGGCCGGCATGATCGGTAGAAGTAATAATACAACTTATAGTGGAACTCTTAGCGATCGAAGCGGTAAGGTTTACCTATACGCGCATAACCCTTCTAAGGGCTATGGGGCGCCTGCTGAGCTAACATATAACGTTCCTGTTCCTGTTATGCCGACCAACGTCAAATTGACGGGCAATCTTAACGGGATCGGCGTTATATTCCAGATGATCCCTCCTGGCTGTAGGGGCGCGAATGTATACGTTGATAATACTGTATATTTCACGTCTACAAATGCCATGAGTATTCCTTTAGAGGCTGGCGTGTATTCCGTCCAGGTTGCTTATGTGGATATATTCGGCGAAGGTCCGAGATCTGCTGCGACCAATGTTACGGTTAAGGCAAAAATAGACAAGGATCTTCTAGATCTTGAAAATCTAGGAATTGCCGACATGGATCGTGCTGTCAAAGCTCTATCTAATGAAGTCGGAACTGTGAAGTCTGATGTGTCTGGCCTTAGCTCGAAATTAGTAGATCAAGCAAAAGGTTTTCAACGTTCTTTATCAGATCTAAACACGAACCTATCAACTCAAATAACGCAGGTTGCTGGTGGTGTTGAGGTGAAGGTTACAAATGCGCTCAACAGCTTAACAGGATCTGAAATAGTGAGCCGGATAAATCTTACGCCTGCGGGGACTCGTATTGATGGCCGCTTGCTTCATGTTACCGGCCAGGCTTTATTTGACGATAATATCATCACAAATAAAATGCTTCAGGCCAAGGCTGTTACTGCCGATAAAATGCAGGTTGATAGCTTATCCGCGATCACGGCTAATGTAGGGGAATTAAAAGGCGGCACGATCATAGGGACTACGATCAAGAATGCGTCCAATACATTTAGCGTTGACGCAAACGGCAATATCGTAGGGGCTAACATTACAGCCTCACGCATTGACGCAAGCTCTATTTTTCAATCTGGTTACAAGATTAGAAATATAGACATTCAAGTGTACAAAGTTAAGCATGGCGACTGGTGCCCTATTCCTAATGGGTTTACAGAGGAACAATGTACATTCGTTCCAGTTGGGTATGTTCAGACAGAAAGCTATTGTAGAGCTAATAATGGCAGCCCATATATTCCAAGGCCTACAGACGACGGTTTGCAGTCAGTAGGCGAACGCATTTCTATTGATAGGTTTAACCAGCAAAAAAGACGCTGGGTAGGCTGGTGCGATATTTATTTTAGAACTAATCGCTCGAAAAAAGTAAATATAGGCATTAAAGGAAAGCGTCAAGCGATTGCAGAAAGCCGTTATTTGGATATGTCAACCTCTGGCAGCGACGGCAGCGTGCAAGGGTTCAAAGATGTGGAATGTTATTCCTATGGCGAGGTATTTATATTAGTAATTGCTAAACAGTAAAAAGGGGGTTACATGGTAAAACACGATTTCACTATTCATGCTGGCCAAGATTTCAATATCAATTATGTAGTGCCAGAGGATAGCGACAGAGTACTCACAGGCTTTCATGGCGTGTGCAAAATTAGAAAGCGAGCCGATGAGGGCGTTATATTTGAGCTCAATGCAGAGGTAGGCGAGAAATACGTTACATTCTCATTGAGTGGCGCTACATCGGCAGCCAAGAAAGTAAATGGAAAAGATTTTGTGTATGACGCTTTCATTTACAATGACGTCGAACACATCAAACTTGGCTATGGCAAAATTTTATTTATTCAAGATATTTCTATGCACGATTAGGGGGCAATATCATGGCAGATAACACTTTAACTTTGAAAATAGATAAAGATACAGTCTTTCCTTTGCTCGAGGGGTTAAGAGGCCCAAAAGGCGAAAAAGGCGAGGACGGCCAACGTGGTGAGCGTGGTGAACAGGGCGAGCAAGGCCTTAGAGGGCCTAAAGGTGAGCCAGCAAGTGCAGAGCGAGCAGCTGAACTATTGAAACAAAAAAATGTATACTTGACTGATAATAGCGTTGAAACAGTACTCGCTAAATTAGTAGAACTTTTAGGCGATACAATTCAAGTAGCTTACAAACCAATCGAATATATCCAGCCTTTAGCAGGACAAGAGTTTATTGATTTAAGAGGTGAGCCTCATTTTAAAGTTTCAGTTGACGGCGGCGAAAAACGTGTGTTCGAGAGCGACAATATGCGTGTTCCTATCGAACCATTTGGAGTTGCTAATATTTTAGTCAAATATTATGATTTAGCTGATCGTGAGGTCGGCAGCGCAGAAATTAAAGGCGTAGAGGTTCATTCTAACGCTGATGATACATTCGAGAAAAACAATGTAAGATATGCCTTGTTTGGTCGCAAATTGGAAGTTGATGTAACAAACTTTACAGGAAACCAATATATTAAAATGTTTGGTAAATGGTTAGTAACTCAAATTGATAGTGTAGTAATCAAAACAAGCAAAAACGTGCATATCGTAACAATGGAAGGAAGTTTCCTAGATAATAATAACAATGCGATTGGCAATATCCCTATTGTTGTGGAAACTCCTCAAAAGGTTACATTCGCTAATGGTGATAATATTCCTTTCCCTATTAAACTCGGTACATTGCAATATGGTGTGGATAATATTAGGTTCCAATCCTCTCGACTTGAATGGTCTGATAGCGCACATAAATATATCAACACAGGTGGTGCGGTAGATCATTTATAATATTTGTAGTAAGGGGAACATATGGGAGAAATAACGAATTTCTTTAGTGAGGCATGGCGAACTCTTACAGAGTCATTCGCCATTAAAGCCTTACTCGCTGTTATGGCAGAGGTCGGCATATACATGCTAGGGCTCAAACATGTACAGGTACTGGGGATATTTATTATACTGGTATTCCTTGACTTGCTCACAAAATGGGCTGCGATTGGCTATCAAATGCTTATTGATTTAGGGGCTAACCCAGAGACTATAAGTGGCTATGATAAATATATCGCCATTCCTGCTGCATGGGGTAAGGGTTTAATTAATTCAAAGCATATGAGAAAGCCATTT